AAGGACATTTCCCCTCACTAACCCGTGCCATTCAGGACGGGATTCAACTTGCTAACATAAGGAGTAACAATGATTGGCAGTGCAATGACATTGTCGGATCGATTGACCCCAAGCCTGTTCAGGCAGATGGTGATCGGTTTTGACGATTTTTTCAACGACATCCACAACGTGGACAAGACATACCCACCCTATAACATCCGGAAGACGGGGGACGGAATCTATACGCTGGAAATGGCTGTGGCCGGATTCAAGAAGTCCGACATCAGCGTCAGCGTGGAGAATAACATCCTCAAGATCACAGGGGGGAAGAAGAAGAACGGGAACGACTACATCCACAAGGGAATGGCGACTCGAAATTTTACAAGGTCTTTTTCTCTGGCTCGGCACATAGAGGTCGAGGAGGCGAAGATGGAGGACGGACTCTTGAAAGTCAAGATCATCCGCAATCTTCCCAAGGAGTTGAGGCCGAAGGAGATCAAGATCACCTAATGGAGCAGATCCAGATCAACGACACGGAAAAAATCATCGCCCTTCAAAGGGCGATGAGGAGACTGGGTGATCTGGAGAAGACCGATAAGGCGAGGAATTCCCTGCTGGAATATGCAAGGATGCAGATGTCAGGCTATCTGTGGCCCAGCCACATCAGGCTTCTGGCCGAAAAGCTGGAGGCTGTGGAGAAGGGCGAGATCAAAAGGCTGGCGATCTTCATGCCGCCACGGCATGGCAAGAGCCAACTGACATCGCAGTTCTTTCCGGCTTGGTTCATCGGCAAGAATCCATCGAAGTACGTCATCGCAACGACATACTCGCAGGATCTGGCGGATGACTTCGGACGGTCAGTGAGGAATCAGATGCTCGATGACGACTTCCAGAAGACTTTTCCGGAATGCAACTTGTCAAGGGACTCAACATCTGTTAAAAGGTTTCACACGCATCTAGGGGGTGTGTACTATGCAGTGGGTGCTGGCGGTGCGATCACCGGCAGGGGTGCACATCTCCTTCTTATTGACGATCCCATCAAGGGACGGGAGGAGGCGGACTCGGATGCGATGCGGGAGAACCTCATCAACTGGTATAAGTCAACGGCTTATTCACGGTTGCAGCCCGGCGGATCAATCATACTCATACAGACACGGTGGCACGAGGACGATCTTGCGGGATGGATCCTGAAGGAGACAAAGCACGAACCGTGGGAGGTCATTGAGTTTCCAGCGATACTGGACGACAAGGCGGCCAAGATCCTGAAAAGGAAGAAGGGCGAGGCGTTATGGCCGGAGGCGTATGACAAGGACAGGCTGGAGGACATCCAGAAGACGGCGGGAAGCCGTGAATGGAATGCGTTGTACATGCAGCGACCTGCCGCCGAAGAGGGAAACATCATCAAGCGGTGGTGGTGGAAACAGTGGGATCACAACGAACCGCCGGAATGCCAGTACATATTGCAGTCATGGGATACGGCCTATACCACAAATGATAAAAGCGATTATTCCGCTTGTACCACTTGGGGTATATTCGAGGACAGCCAGAAGATCACGAACGCCGTCCTCATCTCGGCACAACGGGACAGGTGGGCGTTCCCCGATCTGAAGACGAAGGCCGTGGAGTTCTACAACACCTATGAGCCTGACATCATCATCGTGGAAGCGAAGGCTTCAGGATGGTCACTCATACAGGAACTGCAACGTGCGGGACTGCCGATCACGCCGTACAACCCGAAGAAGATGGACAAGAGGGCGAGGGCACACGCCGTCACCCCGATGTTCGAGGCGGGGCGTGTATGGTATCCGAAAGGAAAATGGTGGGCGGAGGATGTCATCAACCAGTGTGCACAGTTCCCGACATCAAACTACGATGACTTCGTGGATTCAACCACGCAGGCATTGCTCAGACTGAGACAAGGATTTTTTGTAACTCATCCGCAGGACGTTCCGATACAGCCGTCCAAGCCGAAGGGGAGTTACTGGTAATAAAAATTAAATAGAAGGAACATTTTAATGGCTAGACAAACAACATCTGAATTCAACCAGATGGTTTCCCGTGAATCTGTCGATGTACAGATGCCGGATGAGAAGGAACCAAAGGTTAGAAAAACAAAGCATACCGATAATCTTGCGGATAAGATTGATGATGAATTGCTGGACGAACTGTCCAGTGACCTGATTTCAAAATACGAATCGGACAAGAGAAGCAGGTCTGACTGGGAAGATACCATTAAAAAGGGAATTGATCTTTTAGGATTAAAACTGGAGGAGACGACAAAACCGTTTCCGGGTGCTTGTGCGGCACACCATCCACTAATGGTGGAGGCGGCGATACAGTTTCAATCCCAAGCGATCAAGGAATTGTTTCCAGCCAACGGCCCTGTTCAGACAAAGATGCTGGGAGACTATACGGAGGAAAAAGTCAAACAGGCATCCCGTGTCAAGGAGTTCATGAACTATCAGATCACGGACAAGATGGAGGAATTCTTCGATGATCTGGATCAGATGCTGTTCTACCTTCCTATTGTGGGATCATGCTTTAAAAAGATTTATTATGACGAGGCTTTAAAGAGGCCTGTGGCACGGTTCATACCCGTTGAGGATTTTGTTATATCTTATGATACGCCAGATCTTCGTACATCAGGACGCTATACCCATCTTATTCGGATGGAAGAGAATGAATTGCTCAAAAGGCAAATATCAGGATTCTATTCCGAGATGGACATGGAAAAAGATCCTGATCCAAGTGCGAACAAGGGGGATATTTCAGACAAGCTGGAGGAAGTTCAAGGACGAAGCAGGGACATTGGTAGCAAGGATAGAATATTCACCCTTCTTGAAATGCACATTGACATGGACTTGGATGACTACAAGGATGAGGACGGCATTGCCGTTCCCTACATCATTACGATTTGCTTTGATACAAAAAGAGTTCTGTCAATCAGACGAAATTATAATGAAGATGATGATGAAAAGAAACGCATACAGCATTTTGTTCATTATAAATTCCTGCCGGGATTTGGTTTTTATGGCCTAGGCTATGTTCACCTTCTTGGCAACTTGCAAAAATCAGCGACAACCGTTCTTCGATCACTCATTGATGCTGGACAATTTGCCAATCTTCCTGCCGGTTTCAAGGCGAGGGGAATGCGAATTGAAGGAGGCGACCAGCCAATAGGATTTGGTGAGTTCAAGGACGTGGAGGGATATGGAGATGATATTAAGAAATCTGTCATACCTTTACCGTTCAAGGAACCATCACAAGTTTTAACTTCTTTACTTGGTTCAATGACTGAGGAAGGAAGACGACTGGCTGCGACTACGGATCTGCAAACAGGAGATGGCAATACGCAAGCTCCTGTAGGAACAACAGTAGCCTTACTGGAACAGGGGACAAAAGTTATGTCCTCAATTCATAAGCGTCTTCATAATTCTCAAAAAGAGGAACTGAGGGTACTTGCACGAATCAATCTTGATTCTCTTCCAGACTATTATCCATATGACGTATCAGGCGTAAGCCGTTATGTCTTCAAGAAGGATTTTGACGGAAGAGTGGATGTTCTGCCCGTATCTGATCCGAATATATTTTCCACGGCACAACGGGTCATTCTGGCCCAGACGCAATTGCAGATGGCACAGTCCGCTCCCCAGATCCATGATCTGCGTGAAGCATACAAAAGAATGTACGATGCATTGAACATTGCGGATGTGGAGGATATTTTGATGCCGGAGATGGGCGACAAGCCGAAGGATCCAGCAACGGAAAATTACGCAATGTTACAGGCACGACCTGTGAAGGCGTATCCGTGGCAAGACCATGAATCCCATATGGGAGTTCATCAGGCGTTCATGATGGATCCGTCAAATGTTCCTCCGTCACAGAATCCGCAACAACAACAGCAGATGCAGATGGCGTTGCAGCAAATGATCACTTCCCATATCGCCGAGCACAAGGCTCACTTGTACAGGCAGATGATAGAGCAGGAAAGTGGATCAGAACTTCCAACTCCACCAGATTATAGCCGTGAGAACATGGCGAAGGATGACGGATATGAATCAATGGATCCTGATATGGAAAATCAGGTGGCAAAGGCACAACTTCAAGCCGCTCAAATAATCTCACAAAGAAATCAAGCCTTGATGCAGGCACAGCAGAATCAACAAATGAACCAAGATCCTCGTATCCAGATCATGAAGGAAGATCTAAGGTTGAGGGAACAGGAACAAGTGGCGAACGTGCAGAATGATCAGCAACGAAATATTCTCAAGGGAGAGGAAATTCGCCTGAAGGAATCAGAGCAACGCAATCAGGATGAAATCGACATTATGAAAATTAATACTGACAAGGAAATTGCGATGTCGAAGATGGCTGTGGATTCCAGTACCAAGACAAGGAACATAAGGTCACAGGAAGTACGGGATGCCTCAAGGGCGAAATCAAACGAACGAATAGCGAACAAAAGGGAGAAAAAATAATGGGCCTAAAAGACGCAAAAGAAAGAAAAAAATCCAAGGAAAAAGAAAAAAGACAGCAAGAATTAATAGACAGTATTGAAAGAGTAACGAAGTTGGAAGCGGCAGCACCTTCAGAAATTTGGATGATGGAAAATGAAATATATGAAGCCACCGATGAGGATAAAAAAAGAATGTCCAGAGAGCCGGTAGAAGCAATGGCTGGAGGTGGCAAGGTAATGCGTTATTTCAATGAAGGTGGCGGAGTTTACGGATACTTTCACGGAGGAGGCGTAGACAAGAACCAAGGCCAGTACGACATTCAAGTCAAGAAAATAAAAGGAAAAGGTAAAGTTTTATAGTGGACGTAGTTAAGTTCATAAAATTTTTAAAGACGAAAGTAGAGAGGGAACGAGAGTTAATATCAGATTCTCTTGTTGACGGGCGTATTTCCAAAGAGGATTACGAGAAATCTGTCGGCAAGGCTTCTGGACTGAAAATGTGTTTGGATTTAATAAGGGAGAGTTCAAAAAATTTAGAGGAGGACGATGACTGAATTTTCGCTAGTTGAAAAAGAACTAAAGGATAAGAAACATCCTGTAGCTGTTGGCCACAGGATACTGGTAAAGACACTAGATGTCGCTGATAGAACGAATAAAGGAATTTACTTGCCCGGCAAGGCCGTTGAAGATCACCGTGCTGTCGCATCCATTGGAAAAATAATCCAGATGGGTGAAGACGCATATAACAGGGATGACATGTCAAAGGCTTGGGCAAAATTAGGAGATTACGTCATGTTCGGAAAATACGCTGGACACCGATTCAAATACG